ACTCCGAAGCCGAGGCTTCTAAGTGAGTTCCTGGGAGGGATCCTCCCGTTCAGCTCTTATACGCTGAACATAGGCTGCCACAGCCCGGTCTGAAATGTCAGACCAACCTTGTTCTGTATGAACAACACCTCCTTTACGGAGTAGTCGCACAAACAGTGTGGCTGCGGACGATAAACGTCCGCCACCGCAAGCATCGCGGTGTATGAAGGTCCTCAGACGTTGCGAGAACCTCCAATGGATATCATCCATACTCTTGAAGCCGTGGGGACCATGATCCACGTGCGACAAAGAGACCTGGACATTAGTCCAGAACCTCTTAAGGTTAACCACATATTTGTGGAAAGAGAGTTTCTCTCTTGAACTTACGCCTTCAGTGAAGGCCTTGGTAAAGGTGGACTGCCTTTCCCAAAGATCGATTAATGATTCGATTGGCAAAAAGCCAAAGTGTTTATACACAAAATCTACAGTTAGATTTACCTGGGGCTGCCCAGTGACCACACTACGTGGTATGGGATATTTCCCATCTACGTGCTCAAGCACGGACTTTAATGTATAAAGTCTCGTACGATCTTCAGGATCGAACGTCTCACACATAGTGAGACCCTGATCTTTAATCAGATGGGATATATTATCCTTCCACAATGTGGAAAGAGGATCAGACTTCAGTGCCCTTTTACGGGATGAAGTAATGTCCTTAATGCGAACAGCATACTCGAAAAATGTATCTAAAGGTGCGGCGGTGACCAACCACCATACCAGATCCATTTCTCGGCCGAAATAACGGCAGCTATCCTCAAAGGATGCTGGGAAATTGATCCCCCCCAAACTAGATGGGAATGTGACAGGAAGGGTGAGGGCAACCCTAATGTCACGAGGGAAAAATCCTCGGAGTACCATAAAAGTGTACACCATGCGGGCATTATCGACCGCTGCCGTATCAGGCACAGGACTAGTGTCCTGCAACCATAATAGTTGCTGCCATAAACTGGCACCCTTACCAAGTAGGGAACTCTGGTTATCAGAGTGAAACCTCGTGGAAGGGGTTAAAAGCTTTGCTTTGATGGTATCAAGGTAATGAACCTTGGACCCATCATAGAACACATGGTTCTCGGCTAGCACGCCGTGGAATGCCGATATGGTATTCTTGCCAGGAGATGGCTTACCGTTGGATCGACGGTATACGGTATTAACCGTGGGGAACATCCCCGGCACGTCGGTAAACTCAAACCGATCGTCGCCCACGATACATACGTATCCTGTCGGGAGAGGTCCCGAATTCTCAAAAAGAGAAAGGTCATATTTGACCGATGTACTAAGCTTGTACAAGCAGAAAAATGCTGCTATCTCTGATACGCATAGATTGTATAGAGAAAGTCCCATAAATGAGACTGGCTCACCCATAAAGGAGCCGCAAGCATGTCTTGCACTTTTCCGGCCCTCCGGAAGCTTAATATTAAGCGTGTGATCAAGCATGATCACATTCTTCAAACTGAAGAGCGGATGGTTTTGGCCAATACCCAGAGATGGGATGGCCTCCTCCCAAATGGCCTTTAATAGGTCATGCGCAAGCAGATCAGTTGCCT